AACAATTTTAAATTAAATTATTAAGTTATGTCAGAAACAAAAGTTTTTAATGTTCCCGATGGAAACAGTTCTTTAGACCCAAATTTAATGTTAGCACTTTCACAGAACGGTGGTTTTGGAAATGGTAACTGGATGTATATGATGTTTATGTGGATTCTTTTTCCATGGATTTTTGGTGGAAATGGATTCAATAACGGATTTGGTGGAAATGCAGGAACTGGATTCTTAGCTAACCAGTTAAATAATGATGCTGGTAGAGATTTGCTTTTACAAGCTATTAACGGAAGAGCAGATGCTCTTGGACAACTTGCTAATATTCTTAATACTAGCGTAAGTAATGTTCAGAATGGAGTTAATTAGATTCAATCAGCTGTTCAGTCAGTTGGAGCACAGGTTGGATTAAGTAGTCAACAGGTTATAAACAGCATACAAGCTGGTAACGCTGCTTTAAGTCAGCAGTTGTGTAGTTGTTGCTGCGAAAATAGACTTGCTATTGCTAATCAAACTAATGCTTTACAGGCTCAAGCTGCTGCTAATCATGCGGCTACTACTCTTGAATCTGCTAAAAATCAGGCTGCTACACAGCTTTAGATGGCTCAGATGGAGAGTGCAGATCAGCTCGCTGTATGTCAGCAAACAAATCAACTTGGTAGTTAGGCAGATAGAAATACTAACACTTTACTTGGTGCTATTGCTGCTTAGAATACGCTTATTACTAAAGAATTCTGTGACCTTAAAGAAAGAGAATTACAGAATAAGATTGATACTCAGGGTGATATTATTACTCAATTAAGAGGTCAAATTAGTAATGATAAGCAGACTGAAGCATTTAACAATGCATTTAGCGCAATTAGTAATAGATTAGCTGCTATAGAGTCAAAACAACCTAACACTGTACCAGTTCAATGGCCAAATATAATAGCTGCCAATGCTACTCCTTATTTAGGCAATTTTTATCCTGGACAGACTAATTTCTGGAATTGATTAAAAAAGGAGGTAAATATGTTTGGAGCTACTACTAATTATCCATTTAATTTTGCTAATAGAAACGGATTGCCTATGATAGAAAGTAGTTCAGTGACTACTACTGATACTAATGTTGTGATAAATATTCCCAACAGAGCATTCCGTTTTCTTAGTGGAACTGGATTGATTTTATTTAGATTAAATACTGCAATAACAGGTACTTTACCCATTGTATTTTCTTCTAATGATTTTACTCAACCATTAACAATTGTAGGAGGAACAGCAGCAACATCTACAGATATGGGAGAAACTGGAATATATTTAATTTATTATGCAAAAGATGCTAATCTAATGCAACTTATTTAATTATGTTTTCAGCTTTATCTTAGGGAAGTTCTGTCTATTTGTTAGACAAAACTTCCACTCCTAAATATTTGGTAGGAGAGGTTGTTGGTGTAAGTGCTCCTAAATTAGGATATGCTACAGTTGATTTGAAAATAAAAATTGGAGATACTATTTAGGATTTTAACAATTTGCCTGGAATAAATAGTTATACAACTTATAACAATGGAAAACTAGTTATAAGTGAAACAAAACAAGCTATTTAGAATGAAGTAGAATCTATGTTATAGAACAGAAGAAATATTTTAGAAAATATAGATTCTTATAAAAAGGATATTGTTGAATGTGAATCCATATTAAAATAGTTAAATCCTCAATTTGCTAAAGATAAAGAGAGAGATGAAAGACTTTCGAATCTTGAAAATAAATTTGGAAGTGTTGAATCTAAATTAGACAAAATATTTGAATTGATACAAAAATGATAGTATTAGAATTTACTGAGGATAAGTTTGGAAAAGCTATGAAAGCTGTATCAAAAATAGGTGAACATGCTGAATGTTTAAAAGCTATTTTTGAAGATTTAACTGAAGACCGTTACGAAGAAAGAAAGCATTATGACGATGATGACGATATGTACGGTTCTCGCTATGGTATGCGTCGTGGCGGCAGACGTTCTTATTGATGCCCCTAGACATTTACGATGACAGACCAGCTTCAATGAAACGTTATCTAAAATATTATGGTTTACATTTTAATAAGAAATTATGCGATTTTGCCGTAAGTCGTATGAAGCATGGTAAACAACCTCTTTCTAAAGAAAGAATAGACGAAATGTTAAGCAAATATTCAATCAATTTAGAAAATAATGAATTGTACGATTATGTATATGTTGCAAACATGGGAAATAACGATTTCATGGGAAGCAGTTTAATAGACGAAAAACATCTTGCAATGTATGTAAAAGATGTTATAGATGATGAAGACGGATATGATGGAATAGTATTTAATAGATGGTATGCTGATACGGTAACTAAAGGAATTCCTATAGAATGGGATGATTATAGATAATTTTCAAATTTTTGGATGGAATGTATTGGTATTATATGACACAACTTGCGATGATATTGACTTTATAATCAAAACTTTAAAAGACATAAATTGTCCAAATAAATATATAAAAGAAGCGTTGAATAATTTAGAAGATTGTAATCTTAATACTGGATTAACATACTCAAATGTTAAATTAAAAAGTTCTGTGATAGTTGTTAATAAAACAAGTTCATTTTCATAGATCATAAATACTATTGCGGGTGAATTTTTTCATTTAATTTGTCATGTGTCTA